CTTAGAGCCTTCACCACAAAAAACCGATTCGTAACTCCGTTTTTAGAAATTGAAATGTATTTAAATTTTAAAACAGGCCTTAATAAGTTTTCGGGATTACTTGAAATGGCAGAAGGATACGGAGTTTTAGAAAAACAAGGTCACCGCTATGTTTTTAATGGTGAAAATCTTGGGTTTTTTAAAGATTTTAAAGACAATGAAGAAGTTTGGAATAAAATTCTACCAGTGTTAGAGGAAAAGCTACAAAAAGAACTCTGTTTTAAAAGCGAGCAACAAACATCTACTGAAACCGAATAATGAGCAAATCTCAACAAGTTCAATCAAAACTCGACTTAGATTATTTTGAGTCAATATTACTTTACAATGCTTTGATTGACACTCAATATTTAAGTTCTATTATTTCACATTTAAGCTCTTCTTTGTTTTCAGATAAAAATATAGGAAGAATAATAAACCGTCTGAGTGAGTTTTTTACTGAGAGAGGTTCTGTCCCAACTCTTACTGAGCTTAAGGCAAGAATGACTTCTGAAGAAGACAAAAAGGCTCTCGCTGACATTAAAACCAAAATTAGTTCTTTAGAACAAAACTTTAACAAAGATGAACTGATTGCAAATACAGAAAAATTCTTAAAAGAAAGATTTGTATACAAAACTATTTTAAATGTGGCTGAAAAATTTTCAGATCAATCTTTTAATTTAGATGAAGTGCTAGCAGATTTCGAAAAAGCTTACAACATCACTTTAAGAGAAAATTTAGGACATTGGTATTTTGAAGACATTGACAAACACATACAAGAGCTAACAACAGTTTACAATCCACTACCTACAGGATGGGATTTTTATGACCAAAAAACAGAAGGAGGTCTTTTTCCAAAAACTCTAAATGTATTTGCTGGACAAGTGAATGTGGGAAAATCTATTGTGCTCGGAAATATAGCCACCAACATGTTATTATCTGATAAAAATGTGTTACTCATTTCTTTGGAAATGTCGGAGTTTATGTACTCTAAAAGAATTAGTACACAATTGACTCAAATTCCTCACAACTCTCTTAAGGTATTTACAGACGAACTTAAACAACAAATCACTCACATAAAAAGAAATATTGAAAGCAGACTTGTTGTTAAAGAATATCCCCCAAAAACAGTTACGGTTCGACAAATCGATGCGTTCATTACCAAGCTAAAGCACAAAGGTTTTAATCCAGACATAATTGTAGTAGATTATATAAACCTCATTCAACCAGTATCAAAAAACTTAAATTCATACGAGTCAGTCAAAGAGATTTGCGAACAGCTTAGAGCTTTAGCATTTAAGTATAATTTGCCAGTAGTTAGTGCAACTCAAGTAAACCGATCAGGCGTTGGAGTAGCTTCTCCAGGAATGGAAAATATTTCAGAAAGCCTCGGAACTGCAGCAACTTGTGATACTATTTGTTCTATTTGGCAAGATGACGAAGGTAAGGAATTAGGAGTTATAAATATGAGCTTTATGAAAAATAGATTTGGTCCAAATTTTGGATCTGCAGCCTTTCGTTGCAATTATGATACTTTGACTCTAAAAGAAACGAATCCTGATTACTTTGCACCAGATGATAATTCAACAGAAAATAACATTAAAGATGCTGAGACAGCTTTGAACAACTTTACCGAAGAAAAGGAGAATTAGTATATATGAATAAAAAAAGTTTTTGTGTTTTTCATGGAGATTTAGATGGAATAGTAAGCTATTTGGTTCTGTGTTGGTTTTATAATTACAAAATTCCATTTTTAGCAACTACTCCGTCAAAGTTGGAAACAGACTTTAATAACTCATTTCAAGTCATAAAAGATTATGAAAAAGTGTATTTTCTCGGATTAGATGTCACAAAAATTGGTTCCTATATTGACAGCAAACAAACAGTTATTTTTGATAACGTTAAAAACCAAACTCTATTCTCATTTCAAAACGCATTTGTCAGAATATATAATGAAACATCTTGTGCAAAATTAGTATATGATTCTTTATTCAAAACAACCAATAAAACGATAACAAACAATCAAAAAACTCTTATTGCGTTAGCAGACGATTGGTCATCTCAAAGCAATAGAACACCTCTTTCCAGAGGATTAAACATTATTTACCATTCGCTTACTAATAAATTTAATTCTTTTATAGAAGATTATTTTGAAGGATTTGTTCCCTTTGATAAATTTAAAGAAAATACTATCACTTTATATAAAAAACACTGTAATCTTCACTTAAACAATCTCAAATATTTCTCTGGCATTGTCACTTTCGAAGAAAAACCAATAAAAGTAGTAGCCGTGTTTTCCGACAAATACATAGAAGAGTGTTGTGAATTTATCTTTAATTTACACAATCCAGAGTTAGCTATAGTTGTCATGTTGGAACAAAAAAGAATAGCAGTTAGACGAAATAAACATGTAGATAATATTGATGTGAGACAATTTGTTCAAAAAATAGCTTCAGGAGGTGGAAGTGAACATGCAGCAGGAGGATATTTAACAGAAGAATTTCAAGAGTTTACCAAGTTGCTTTCTGAGGTTAAAAACTAAGCAGTGTTGAAAAGAAATTATAGATACATAATTAAACAACATTATGTATCCTATGTTGTTAGACATAAATGAAACTTGTAGTGGATCTCCTGAAAATTTAGTTTACTTAAAAGAGTTCGTCAAGGGTTTGCACAAAGTCGGTTCTCTAATTTCAATGTTAGAAAACAAAAAAATTAATTCGACAACTTTATTTACACTATTATTAGAAAATGAACATTATCGTCGCATTTTTATCGAAATAACATCGTCAGAAGATTTTAAAGATGCATTATCGTCCATGTTGTATTTTTATCCAAATTTAGTAAAGTCTAAGTTTACTAAATTAGCTTTAAAAAAATTACATGCTAGGCCAATTAACAGAGTTTGAAAAAACAATTTACAATAAACATTTAGCTGTTAGTCGCATTTTAAAAAATAAACCATTTAAGAGAAAGCAAGACTTCAGCGATATAATAAACACAGATAAGCACAAGTTTTTATATAGAATATCCACACTGTTCAAAAAGCATCCTGAAGTCGATCAAGACCTTTTTTTTCAAGCTCCTTATAAATTGTATTCTGATGTAGAATACTTCAGTTTAGAGTATTTTGCCTCAATGAGAGCGATTAAGTCTTATACTCTTTATAAAAAAACTTTGTTTCTACAAGATCCAGATAAACAAATAGAATCAGTAAAGGAGTCCCTTTGCTTTATTTCGAACTTTTGTATTCAAAATAAAATATATTTCCACCAATACATTCATCACAGAACAACAGATGTATTTACTTGGATGATTCATTACAAACAAAATAAAATTAATTTATATTCTCTTTTTGAATTTCCTGATTTATTTTCGTCATTAGATCAATTAGTGGAAGAAACTCAAAAGTTTTTTATAGGAGAATTTGTAGAACAATTTAATAACCTACATTCACTCTATAACAACTCTACTAAATTAAAAGACTTTCTAAAAAAAGCCATTCCGAGTGTCGAAAATTTTATTTACAAACAAATCAAAAACAGTTGACACTTTATATTATTTGAGTATTATTTTATTTGAAATTATATGAGCACAATCAATACAAAAACAATGTTTGATGCAATCAAACAATCCCTATCTTCCACTGACAAGGAAGGAAACAACAACAACTCCCTTTACAAGGAGGTTCTTAAATTCAATACAGGCAATACGTATTTAGTAAGACTTTTGCCTAACGTTTCTTCACCAAAAGAGACTATTTTTCATTATTACAACCATGCTTGGACATCAAATTCTACAGGAAAGTTTGTAACAGCTTTGTGTCCCACAACCTTTGGAGAAAGCTGCCCAATCGACGCTTATTATTTGAAAACTTATCGTACAGGAACTGAAACAGAAAAAAGTTCTTCATCTGTTCTTTCTAGAAAAGAAGGCTGGCTAGTAAATGTTTATGTGGTTTCGGATCCCGTAAATCCCGAAAATGATGGAACCGTTAAGATTTTAAGATACGGCAAAGAGCTAGATAAAATTATTCAAAGTGCATTGACTGGAGACGATGCTTCCGACTTTGGAGTAGAAAAAATCTTTGATGTCGTCAATGGATGTACTCTCCGCATTAAATGTGAATCTAGAACAGGTGACAGAAAGGGATCTAAGCAATATGTGACATACGCCTCTTCTAAGTTTTTGGCTCCTTCTAGTCTAGAAATTAACGAAAAACAGTTAGAGTCGATTTATTCCTCTGTTCATGATTTAAAATCCTTGAACAAAAGAACAACACCAGCAGAAATGCAAAGAATGTTGGATGAACACTTTTTTAATTTGACGACTGGTTCATCAAATGACAATGATGATAATGACTCAGACACGGACACAGAGACTCGAGAATTCAAACCAACGTCAGTAAAGCAAAACGGAAACACTATGACAAGAAATTATGAGTCTTCATCAGAAAATTCTTCTAAAGACGACAGTTCTGAAGAAACGGACGAAGCTCTAAAAAAACTTTTGGCTGACCTGTAAAATTTAGACCTCAATAATTTAACATACACTTATATGCCTAGAATAAAAACAAATACAGATATTCCAGATATTCAAAATACGGTTGACGGCTTTCCAAAGCTGTATATACCAAAAGTAGGATCTAGAAATATTATTGTTCCGATGGAAATAATTAAGAGAGATGGGACAGTCAATCCAACAAAAGCAACAATCAGCTTGTATACAGACTTAACTCCTGAAGTTAAGGGAACGAACATGAGTCGATATAGAATCCTTGTTGAGGAAGCTATAGCAAACAAAACTCATAGAATTGATGAATTAGTATCTCTTATACTAGATGAGTGTCAATCAAGACTGAAATCTCAAAATGCATACGTTAAGATCAAGTTCGATTATTTTATGCTGAAAGAGGCTCCTGTTTCTAAAATCAAATCACATATGTCATATTCCGGAGCATATGAAGGACGTCTTATTAACGGCGTTAAGAGATATTATTTGAGTGCAAATGTGCTATATGCCTCACTTTGTCCTTGTTCGAAAGAAATAAGTGATTACGGAGCACACAATCAACAATCGTATGCTGATGTAACAGTTGAGTTAAACAAGGAGAACAAGGCAAACAATAATATATTTTGGTTTGAAGAGTTGATTGAGGCAGTTGAAAAAAGTGCATCAGCTCCAATGGTTAACGCATTAAAGCGAGTTGATGAAGCCTACCAAACAGAACTTATGTATGAAAATCCTGTCTTCGTGGAAGACATGGTCAGAAGAGTAGCCGAAAAACTTCAAGTCGATCTTGACAAGCGCATCAAGGATTACTTGGTTGTAGTTAACCATTACGAAAGCATCCATGAATCAGTTGCTGTAAGCGTTATTAATGCTGGCAGAGAACTTCATTAATTGTACGTTGTTGTATTGATAAACACCCCTCTTTTGCTGTCAAAAAGCAAAAGAGGGGATTTTTTGTTGACATAACAAAAATACAAAATAGAATGAAACCATGAATAATAAATCAGATAAAATAGCAGCAGCAACAATTGCCCAAATATTTGGAAGTGAACTCTTGAGAGTCGATGAAAATACTTTTGACGGCGAAGGCAACAAGGTTAGGAACTCATTAAGATTAGATCCTAAAAAAATCCTTCTTGAAGGAGAAGCATCGCCTTTTTCACACAATAACTCTTCTGAAAAAAGAATGATTGAAGAATTACAAAGAGCTGCAGAGGCATCCTATCCACTTCCTCAAGAAAATGATCCAATTAGCAACACTCCCCATCAAACAGGATCTCCTAACAATTCTCAGCTCCAAACGAATAACTCTTCTATTTCAATTTCAAATGATTCATTTTCGTTGCTCATAAACGAGCTGAAGTCAATTAATCAAAACTTGACTAAAATAGCTAACAACATCGAAATTTTTGATAACGTTTTTAAAAGAAATAGCAGCATTCGCCATGACAATTAAAATTGACAAAAAGATATTTTTGGATAGTTTTTTAATTCCGATATCAAAACTTACCGACAATGTAACTATTGATTTTAAGGTTAAAGAAATCTCTACAATTGTTTCTTCTGCAGACAATTCTGTAGTTTTAATTTGTAATGCTCCGTGTGATATTGAAGGAGATCCAATCAAGTGCATTATTCCTGATTGCAAATCGTTTGTTAGGCTCGTTAATACTATAGAGGAAAATGAGCCAGTTTTTGTCATCACTGATAACAAAATTGTATATAAACACAAACTCATTTCATTCAAATATCACTTGCTCGATGAAGTGTATTCAATTAGTAAAAAGGGACTAAACGAAAATAAGTTAAAATCAGTCGAGTATGATACTGAGTTTACTATTTCAAAAAAACAATTCTCAGAGTTGTTGAGACTCAATACAATTATTCCTGACTCAGAAAAAATGTACTTTCACACCGAGGATTCGTCCGTTTTTTGTAGGTTGGCTGACGACCAAAAAGCAAATATTAATGAAGTTCGCATAGAAGTTTCGAACAAATTTACCGGAAAACCTTTACCAGAATCAACTTTTGTAATAAACTCTCAAAGTTTGATTTTGACTACTTTTACGAATGAGCATATAAAAGCAAACGTAAATCACGAATTAAAAATTTTTAAATTTCAAACACAATTTACTTGCTATATGATCTTCGGACTGGTTAAATAGCACTAGACTATAATGCACGGCTGATTAAATATCCTGCATGGCTAACAAGCTTACTACACTAGGATACGTTCTTAAAAGATTTAGAGATTCAGGTTACATAGCAAATAAACTTTTTGCTGACTATGGAACAGGAGACCCAAGATCATGGACCATAATAATTAATCCAGGAACTAGCTCTATTTTTTGTACGTGCTATATTAACGACCCGTTTGTTGGAGAAACGTTTTTTGAACTTTTTGATGGGAATCAATTTTTACCTAATAGATTAAAAATACAAACATCTTCGTTTGAAGTTTTGGTAGAGCACTTAGTGAAACACGGAATTATTGGAAATAATCCAATAAATTATGATGTCCACAAGTAAAATGTGTATTTTACATGTAACTTTAATCTTTGTTTGTTATAAATAGGTTTATGTCTGAGCCGAACTCATCAAATAAAAAAAAAGGCAAATCTCCTCAAAAAAAGAAGAGCAAGATCTCTACCAATTCCCTCACCAACAACTTACAAGCAACTCAGACGCCAAGCTTAAGCGAAAATGTTAAAAACAATCCTAATTTAGTAGAACAATTGTTGGCTCAAGCTCTTCTTCGTTATAAAAACGATTACATCAACGATAAAAAAACAAAATTTAAAGAATTCGCTCATTTAGCCTCTTTAACAGAAGAGTACATGAGCTGTTTTGCACTAATAGGATATTCCTTAGAAAACGAAAAAGTAGTTGTATTTAACACACCTACATCAAAAGATGAGGCAGCTTTGGTCGATTTATTGAGATCTACTTTTATCGAAATTGTTAGTAATCGGCCATGAACCCTTTTATAAAGAGACCAGGCAGACCAAAAGGTTCAAAAAATAAACCCAAAAGAGGTCGACCCAAAAAAGAAAAACAGAACAAGCAAAGAGGAAGACCAGCAAAGAGTAATTTTGAACTATCAACTGCTGCAAATTTACAAAATAACAAACAAGAAGAAAATATCTTTAAACAGGAATTATCCGATGAAAAGTTTTTAGAGCCCGGATACGTTCAACTCCAAAAAGAATCAGAAATTTTTTCAGAGCCAATCGATCCATCTTACTATTATAGAGGTTCAAAAAATATTCCAATAGCTGGAGCTCCCTACAAATATACGCTAACAATGCTTGAGCAACTTGAAAAGTGCAAACAAGATGTTGTACATTTTGCTGAAAACTTTTTTTACATTGTTAATATAGACAACGGTAAGCAAAAAATCAAATTATATGAAGCTCAAAAAAATATGTTGTTAAATATGGTGAATAACCGATTTACTGTTAATTTAGCTTCAAGACAATCTGGGAAATCGACCCTTTTAACAATTTTTGTTCTTTGGATGACCTGCTTCAATGACGATCATAGAGCAGCAATTGTCGCAAACAAAGAATCTACTGCAATTAATATTTTTAAGAGAGTTAGAATGGCTTATGAACAACTGCCAAACTACATCAAACCAGGAGTTAAAGACTACGGAAAAACAGGAGTAACTTTTGCTAACGATTCAAGTATTGTTGTATCGACCACAACCGCTACATCAATTAGAGGAGACAGCTTAAATACTTTAGCTATTGATGAGGTAGCTTTTATAGAAAGTCATATTTTAGAAGAATTTTGGTCTTCTGTTATTCCAGCTACTTCATCCGGTAAAACATCTAAAATTTTATTAGTCAGTACGCCAAACGGAGTTGGAAATAAATTTTATGAAATATTCTCAGGAGCAGAAAGCGGAACTTTACCGGATTGGCATGCTTCAAGAATTGATTGGTGGGATAAGCCAGGACGAGATGAAGTGTGGAAATCCAATCAAATACAATTACTTGGATCAGAGGAAAGATTTCAACAAGAATTTGGTAATACTTTCTTAGACAGCTATTCAACAGCTGTAGGAAGCAATATTATAGAATTTTTTAAAAAAACTAAAAAAGATCCTATATGGATTTCTGAAGATGGAACTTACAAAGTCTTTCAAAAACCAGATATAAAAAAACTTTATGTTATAGGTGTTGATGTTGGAGAAGGAATAGGCAGAGCATCTTCTGTAGCACAAGTATTAGACATAACAGATTTAAAAAATATTGAACAAGTTGCTATATATGCTTCACCAGACATCGAACCTTTCCATTTCGCAAACAAACTCAAACTACTAATTGAATCTTGGGGGTTACCTCCAATTTTAATTGAAAGAAATAATTGTGGAGCACAAGTTATTGATGCTCTTTATTACACTCATCAATACGAGAAGATTGTTGGATATTCAAAGGTATCAGAACAAGACAGATACAATAAAACTAGATCTTTAGGAATTTTATCTCATCAAAATATTAAATTTGACGGAATCCAAAACATGAGATATTGGGTAAATCATTTACAGTGTGTAAAAATTAACGATGCTAGTACCATTTCAGAATTCGAGACGTTTGTAAGATTTCCGCATGGAGTATTCAAAAAGAAAAGTGACTCCTTTTTTGACGATAGGGTAATGTCTTTAGTTTGGGCTCTCTTCATTTTAGAGCCTTCACTTTGCGAACAATATTTCCAAATTGAGCACTTTGATGCTCAAAACAAGCCTCTTTCTATAGTCAGTAATAATTATTGGGAGGTCTATCCAGAATATTATGGAATTAAGGATTTAAATAATAACAACAAACAAGTTGAAGAGTTTGAATTAACAGAAAAGCAACCAACATCAAATTATTATACATCTGTTTTTAATGAGGATGAAATACTTAATAAATTTGATTTAGATGTAGACGATTTGACAGATTTAGGATTTAAGTTTTTATAATTAGGTTTATGCAACAACAAATTTGCACAGACGGAAAACCTTTTTGCACTAATCCTTTGTTTCAATCACCATTAAACACATCAGCAAAAGATAAATTTTTATTGGTAATGACTTTGCCACAAGTTTTGCGAAAAATGAGCAAACAAGATCCTGATTTGGACGTTGATTATTTACAAGCAACTGTTCATGGAACAATTGTTCCTGATTCAATAGTTTCTCCAATCGAATTGAGATTTGGCGGACAAGGTACAAATTGGTCATCTTATAGTAGACCTTCATATCCTCCTTTAACGGTTAACTTTATTATTGATAACGACTTTAAAAATTATTATATTTTATGGAAATGGCTTTCGATATTAAACGACCCTATTAATAGTTCATATTCTGCTCCACCCTCTAATCGTATGGATATAGCAGAATCTGGACGAAACGCTGAATATCAAACTAATTTATCTATCTTAGCTCTCAATGAATATAATGACGTCATTATGGAATTTATGTATATGAATTGCTTTATAACTTCTTTAAAAGGAATTTCTTATTCTTACAGAGATAGCCAACTTAATGAAACTACAGCCGATTTTCATTTCGGACAATTAAATATGTATCGTCCAAAAAAATATCCAAAGAAATAATAAGTAATTTTTATGAGAATTATTCAATCGCCTGGAGTACAAATTACTGAAAAAGATCTTTCCTTAAGAGCAAATTTACCAATTGGAACAACGTGCCTCGTCATTGGTTTTGCTCCACAAGGTCCAGTTAATGAGCCATTAATTATTACATCAGCTAGTGAATTAGAAGCTGTGTTCGGAATTCCTACTTCTCCAGCAGAACGTTATTTCTATTATTCGTGCAGAGAAGTTTTGAATTCTCCTGGTGTTCTTGCAGCCCTTCGTCTACCCTATGGTGATAACAAAGGATCTGATTTTTCAGCAGGAACAACTGGTTTGTTTTATCCAATGGCATCTGGTATCAGACCAGAAGTGACTGGTCTAGATCCTGTAACTGGATCCACTATAGTTATTTCACCAGCAGTTGTAGAGTGGCAAGTTGGAGCTCCTCGAGCATTTACCTTTACCGAAGAGCAATATGAAATGTTTAAAACGGCTGGAATTCCTTGGGGAAATACATCAGTTAATCCTACACTCGATAGCGATCCAATTACTGGTTTGAACATGGTCGTAAATCCCGGATCATCTCAGTGGAACGCAGTATATGAAATAGACCCAACTACAGGACTTCCTGCAGTAGATTCTAATGGAAGAAAAATTGTAATAGATGTAGGGACAATTGATGCTGGGTTTGTCGTGTTTAACGACATACAATCAAACATCAATGAGTTAGCAGAAGGTCATTATATAGGATTTGCAGACAATCTTGCAACTCTTTCATCAACTTCTCCTGACTTTGATTCCATTAGAGCAATGAATACGTTTATTGGAGCAGATCCGATTGACGGTACTCCAATACAAGCAGATATTCCTGAAAATCGTTTGGACTTTCAACTGGATACCACAAAATTAGAAAGTGAAAGAGGAATTACTTCAATTTCAGAAAGTTTAGAAAAGGTAGGATTCGTTGGATACGAAACTGAGAGATATCAAGATCATGTTTCTTTAGGCATTTTCAAGATTCGTAGATCCACAGCCGATCCAGCATTACTGACTTTAGGAAGATCAGAAAAATATATTGGTTCATTTGACTATAATAGAAGACAGGTCAGCCCAAATGGAGGACTTCTTTCAAACGCTTTTGTAGAAGATCTAATCAACAGCAATTCTCCTACAGTAAAAATGTTTATTAATCCTATAATTTCTAAGCAGTTTGACTGGACAAGTAATGGAAGTCCTTTTCCAACTGCTAGATTTACGGTACACGAAAGTGCTAAAGTATTGATGCCTTTAGGAATTTATTCTCCTGACACAAGAGCAGCTGAAAACAGCAAGCGCATAGGAAACGTTCAATTTAAGCTCGATAGAGCTTTAAGGCCTTTAGAGTGCGTAGATGATATACAAATAGACGTTATAACAGACTGTGGACTTTCTACAATATTTGCTAATACTGAAACAAATAAAGACATAGCATTCGACGATGAAAAGTTTGTTGCAAAGCCAGATAATAAAGACTTATTACAGAATTGGAAAGCAATTACAACAACATTAATAAATTTCGCTCAAAACGTACGTAAAGACTGCGTTGCTATTATTGATCCTCTAAGACAAACATTTGTTAACGGAAGAGATGCAAAGATAGCAGAATTAAAGAGTAAAGATTTTACTTCAGATATCTACAAACCTCTTAGAGAACAATCAGCGTTTGAATCCAATTATGCTGCAATGTACGGTAATTGGATTAAAATTATGGATATGTTTACTAGCAGAAGGTTTTGGATGCCGTTTTCTGGATATGCCTCAGCTATATTTGCTCGCAATGATGCTGTTGCTCAACCTTGGTCTGCTCCTGCTGGTTTAACTAGAGGTGTGTTTAATGCATTAGATATAGCATTTAATCCAAATCAAAAGCAACGAGACAGACTCTATGAAATTTCAGTAAATCCTGTTGTTTTCTTTAACGGAGATGGTCACGTGGTAATGGGACAAAAAACACTACAAACCAGACCATCAGCATTTGACAGAATAAACGTTCGTAGATTATTTTTATATTTAGAAAGAGCAACTCAAAGAACTCTTAAATACTTTGTTTTTGAGCCAAATACCGACTTTACTAGATCACGTTTAGTAGCAGTCATTACTCCAATATTTGAAATGGCCAAACAAACAGAAGGCCTTTACGATTATTTGATTGTAGCTGATCAAAGAAATAACACTCCTGATACTATTGATCAAAACGAGTTGATTGTTGATATTTACATTAAACCGGTCAGAACAGCTGAGTTTATTTTGGTCAACTTTATTGCCACTCGTACAGGACAAGACTTCCAGGAATTAATTTAACAATTAGATAAATAAAATTACATTATGAACCAAGATATTACAGCCTTCTACTCAGCAGCAGTAAAGAATGATTTTGCTAGACAGTTTCAATTTGCTTTAGGGCAAATAGGAACAACAAATTTTCTCAAAGATGAAGATTTGGTTTATGTAGAGACAGCCTCACTACCCGGAAAGCAAATAACAAACGTGCCAGTTCCATACATGGGACTTTCCTTTAACGTTCCTGGAACCGTTCAATATCCAGGTTCTGCTGGTTACCAACTTACATTTAGATGTGATCAAAGTTATTATATTAGGTCTCGCTTAGAGGAGTCGCTAAGAATATTGTTTGATGATGCGAACTCTAAGGGTAGATATGGAATTCCTGGAACAAACTCTCAATTGTCTTTCCATTTAATGGATAAACAAAGAGCTATGATTAGAACATACATCATGTATGGTGTCTGGGTTCAAAATCTTGGTGATGCCGCATACAATATTGGCGATACAGGAACCGTTGTTCAAATCCAGGCTACAATAGCATATCAATACTGGAGAGTTACTTCTGCAGGAAAAACTAACGAAAGCGACAGAGCACCTTTCCCAAGTTAATATTTAAAAGTTTAAGCTAAAAAGGAATGATGAACAATCAGCAGTCATTCACCTATTCTGCATTCATAATCGATGTTTATGATGGAGATACGGTTACAGCTGACGTAGATCTTGGTTTTGGTGTATGCCTTAAAAAACAGTCTTTTCGCTTGCTGGGCATAAATGCTCCTGAATTAAAGGGTTCATCTAAAAATCAAGCAAACATTGCTAAAGAACGCTTAATTCAATTAGTAAATAAAAAAAATATTATCATCAAAACACACAAAGATAATAAAGAAAAATATGGACGTTGGTTGGCCGAGCTCTTTCTTCCCAACACTACCAAAAGTGTTAATGAGCAGTTGATTGAAGAAGGTTTAGCTGTAAGATATACTATCAAGTAATTCTCGATTAATATTTAATTAAAAATTATGGCTGAGTATAAAGATATAACAATTGATTGGCAATTTTTAGACAATAATCCGACAAGTTATTTTGTTTTTGGAGATAATTTACAAAGACGAGGTAAGGGCGGAGCAGTTTGTCTTCGAGATCATCCTCATGCAATAGGTTTTATTACAAAAAAATTTCCAGACAACAACGAGGGTTCGTTCTACAGACCGGAAGAATATTCGCTAATTTTTTTTGAAGAGCTTAAAAAATTAGAAGCTATTGTTAAAAAGCATCCTAATAAAACGTTTTATATATCTAAGCTTGGAGCTGGTTTAGCCAACAAATACAGAATTTGGGAATTATTAGTTCATCACAATCTAGTTCTCACTTTAGAGAAATATGACAATGTAATTTTTTGTTGGAAAGATAATTTAGTATAAATAGTTATATGAAAACACTATGTCTTTTTTTTACATGCATATTTTTTGTGGGATGCCAAACAACACCAAAAAACCCAGAGAGTTGGATGGAAACAAAGAAAAACGCTTGTCTTCCTACCGCAATTGCATTTAAGCAAGGACTTAAAAAATACGATATATGGGCAAAAGTAGTTAGATACACTTGGTACGATCCTAAAAAACAAAAATACAACGGACACGCAATAGTTGCATACCTATATCCTCCTGGACAAAATATACTTTGGACTTATGATTTTTGGGGAAGTTATAGGGTTAGAGCATATGTCGATAATCCACTACAGATTGCTAGAGCAGCAGTTGCCGCTAGACACGAGGACAGAAACGTAAATTTTGCAGAATTTTTAGATTAGTAAAAACATGAAAGCTTTTATTATTTGCTTTCTCTGCACAGCTCTTAATGTATTTTCTTCTCCGTCTATAGATGAACCAAAACTCATGAAGATGTTTGGGGAAACTAATTTTTCAAAAAGCAACTCCGAGAGTCTTAAAACAGAATTAAACATGCAAATTAATCACAAAATTTACGAGCCAAATCATAAGAAATGGTCAGTTGTGTTAACAAACGTAATAAACCCAGAAATTGACCATTTTCAAAATGAGATTAGAGTCAATGTATTTACTACAATTGGAATAGAGTTTTAACCATGAAAAAAGTTATTAAGCCAGCAGAAAAAGAGGAAGCAGTATATTTTTCAGATATTTCCGGAAAGTCTTTTGGAGAATTCGGAGTTCCTGTTGAACTCAAATTGTCGTTTAATTACGGATCAAAATATGACGGAACAGAAATTACATTTCAAATGGATGATAACGATGTAAAGCCTGTATTAGATTTGTTAAAGGAACTAGTAACTTCTGACTTTAAGGAAGCCTCTAAAAAATTTTTAGAAAACCATGAAAAAAGTCTAGAAGATTCTATTCAAATGAGAGATTGGGAATATTGTGACAGAATGAGCGACAACATCCAATTTTGGAAAGATTTTTTAAAGTTAAAAACTGACAACAAAAAATCAACAATATAAATAATGTTGTAATGTCCAAACAAACATTATAGCATATAGCTCATATGAAACACCTGCAATTAAAATTCAAGTTCGTGATCGAAGCTCTAGCATTTCGGTTTTTTTATATGACTTTGCCAAAACTAAAAAAGATATTAAGGTTGAATAAGTAAATAAAATGACCTTCAATTATCTAATAGAACAAGCTTTATTTCGAACTGAGTTGGTATTATTATCAGAACAAGCAGAAGTTATTGGAAGAAAGCTTGAAAGTCTGTTAGATTTTGCAAAAGAAACAAACGTAGAAGTAGACAAAGCAAAAAAGCAATCTAGAGAAACAAACGATTCGATTGATGTAAGTGAATTAAATAGTCTCAGAGGAGAGCTAATGAAGTTAGTTAGTAAAAGTCAAAGATGGTCAAATGATTTGAACCAAGAAGATAAAGAAAAAAAATTAGACGATTATATCGAAAAGGCTTATTTTGACCCCACATTGATAAAGGGTTTTAAGGGAGAAACATTGCCTAGAAATTTAAATTTAAGAGGTCTAAGATATCTACATCGTAGATTCATTAAAAATTAAACGTGTAGCTCTCGATAGTGAAATATAGTAAGTAAATAAATGATTCCATATTTGTCTTATTGGTCCAAGGGCTATAAAAAACAGCCATCGGAAACTGTATTATTAATGCATAAAATAGCCGCGTATTTTGCAAAAAAACACTACGGAGCTTGTTATTTAGTGACGGATTCTGAGGGAAGTTCTTTATTTCAAGACTGTGGATTTACTGAAGTTCAAATACTAAAAGAACTAGACAGCGTTCCGAGCGAATATTCTGCAACATGGTCTTTGGGAAAAATACTTTGTTTCAAACATTTAGCTGAAAATAACATTCATTTTTTACACCTTGATTATGACGTATTTTTATTTCAAAAATTGCCTTATTTTATTCAAGACGCTGACATTTTTGTACAAAGTATAGAACATGATGCTACACACTTTTATGGAATTGACTATATGTTAAACAATTGCAAGTATAAAACAACATTAGAGAACAACATATCAAACCATTCATACAACATGGGAATTTTTGGAGGAAAAAACAGTTCTTTTATAAAAAATTATTGCGATTTTTCTTTAGACATTGTTTTTCATCCACTTAATAAAGATTTTTTTATTGATGGAGGAATTGGACACTGGCAAAGAGCAGCTATTGCTGAGCAATGGTTGTTAGCGTGTTGGGAACAAAAAAAGCAAAATGTTGTAACAACTCTTTTTGATAGAAATCGCATGCAAACAAATGCAGTTCCCCTAGAAGAAGATTGTATTAAATACGGATACACTCACATTTGGGGAGCTAAAAATAGCTCATTTTGGGACCAGCAAATTGCATTTCTTGCAAAAATTTTAAATTTAACATAACAAACCAATGGTGCCATATATGTCATTTTGGTTTGGTAGTAGAGAATATTGTGATTTGAATCACTTAATATTAATGCATAAAATTTCATGTTATTTTATAAAGCAACATTATGGAGTCTGTCATTTATTAACAGATTCATATGGAGCAAACGCATTTCGAGATTGTGGATTTACATCTATTTCGACATTAACTTCATTGGATAACCTTTCACCAATATACAAGGAACATCCAAATATAGCCAGATTATATGGAATACAAGAAGCTGTAAACAGAGGAGTTCCTTTTATTCATTTAGATTACGATGTGTTTTTATGGAATAAGATTCCTAATCATTTTGAATACTCTAAGCTTTTTGTACAAGATATTGTAAACGAATCATATCCAGAAACATTTCTTTTTTTAACTCAATGTCCGTATCATACACTCAATAATGCAAGCAGCGTTAATTTTCTTCCAAACATTATTGGAGGAACAGATTTAACAAGCTTAGATTCTTTCTCTAAAGAATGTTTAAACATAATTTTAAACAACAACAATAAAAGCTTTTTTCAAACAAAATGGTCTAAAGAAGAAGCTCAAAACAATACATCCAAAACGTCTATTCTCCAATATCAAATACTCAGCAAAATTCGCTACGAAGGTAATATACCTATAGAAAATATATCTAATCCAGACACAATTTATTATAAGCAGGGATTTACCCATTTTTTTGATGCAAAACATCACATTTTTTGGAAAAATCAAATAAAAAGATTTACTGAAAAGCTCGCAATTTGTTAACAGCTTATATGTTTTAAAATATTTTTTAAATATTTAAACAATTAAATAAATGTAATATAAAGAGCGTATGGAGTCAAATCAATCAACGCAAAACATATTGCCAAGCTTTGCAAATAACGTCATACCAATAGTTTTTAATTGCAACAACAATTACGCTCCTTATTTAGCAGTAACTATGCAATCAATCGTAGAGAATGGATGCGACAAGAACAACTACGATTTTTTTATATTAAATGATGATTTTACTGAAGAAGGAAAAAACAAAATAACGTTACAAATTAAAGGCATTACTAACTCAAATGTTAGGTTTATTGATATGAGGGTTTATACGCAACACTTGGACACAAATATATTTTTTATTCCAAAACACGCAAACATAGCAATGTATTATAGGTTGTTTATACCAAGCATATTTGCTAATTTCGATAAAGTTTTATACTTAGATTCGGATTTAGTTTTAATGAATGACGCTGCGGAACTCTACAATATAAATATTAAAGATCACATTCTCGGAGCAGTTAGAGATGTTATGATGAAAAAATTATGTGTAGAATGTTCCACTTTCGCGGATTGGCTAAACAACAAGATAAAAGTTAAAAAAGAAAAATACTTTAATGCTGGAGTGTTGTTATTAAATGTAAAAAAAGCTATTAAAAATAATTTTGTGCAATCTTGCATAAAAAAACTAACAGAATTAAAACAACCAATTCTTTGCGATCAAGATGTTTTAAACTCTTTGTATAGCGAAGACATATATGAATTAGATATGAAATGGAATTTAGATTTAAATGTCATTAATTCAACAAAACACTTACGTTCAGCTGTTTCCGAGAACGTTTACATTGATTATATGACAGCCTATGACAATCCTAGTATAATTCATTATGCAGGAGTTCTTTCGAAACCCTGGCTTTATTCAAATTCGTCATTAGGACATTATTTTTGGAAATACGCTAAAAACACTAGTTTTTACAAAGAACTTCAAAAATTTAATCACCAATTACAATTCAAATCTTAGTTGACCTTTTATTCATTTAATTTAAAATTTAATTGTGAATATATTAATATTAGGCAAAGGATATATTGGAAACTATTTAGCAAAGCATTTGAGCTTAGACCGTTCCAATAACGTATTTCACTTCTCAAAGCAGGTATTTGACTATACAAATCCAACACAATTAAAAAATTATCTCAAAAATACTGAAGGAGAAATTGATTGGATAATCAATACCAGTGGATTTACTGGAACCCCCAATGTAGATGGATGCGAAGATTATAAGGATGAATGTTATTTTTACAATGTTACGGCACCCCTTTATATGACAAAGGTTTGCAACGAACTGAACATTCCAATTATTCATATTGGATCTGGTTGTGTATATTCAGGATACGATAAAATATATACAGAAGATGATCCAACTAATTTTGGAGCAGACAGTTTTAATTCTTCTACGTATTCTAAAACCAAAGATACATTTGAAAAATTAAGCAGAGATATGAAACGTGTCATATTTCGCATTAGAATCCCTTTTAACAGCATTTACGAGCCAAAAAACTATCTATACAAGATTTATAATTATAATAATCTTATTTCTAAACAAAACTCTGTTACTTGTGTAGACGACCTACTTGTTTTTATAGAAAAATTTTTAGTTCGCTACTGTGATCCTTCATACAGAGATCAATTTTACGGTGTATACAACGTAGTTAATAAAGGTTCGGTTGATGGATCTGAAGTTGTCGATTTGCTTAAAAAATACGGTATAACAAATCACAATTGGAAATTTGTTACTACAGAAGAAGCTAGCTTTCGAGTAGAGAGAAGCAATTGCATTCTCTCAACAGAGAAGTTAGAAAAGCTTAATTTAGGGTTGCCTTCTATTAAAGATAGTTTAGAATCAGCAATTGGTAAATTTTCAATAAACATGAAAGGACAAAATTAATATGGGAATGTTTGATAATATTATTATAAAGCAAGACTTGCCTTTACCCGAAGAATTAAAACAATTAGAAAAAAATTGGAAAGAGTATACTTTTCAAACAAAAGATTTAGATAATTGTTTATTCGATTATTGGATTTCGGAAAAAGGAGAATTGTTCGAGCATGTTATAGAAAGAGAGTACGTTCCTTTTACAGAAAAAGAAAAAAAGAGTAAAAAAAATAAAGGCTGGAATTTCTGGAAAGATGTAATTGAAAAAAACTCATACGACAAACAAGTAAATTATCACGGGACTCTAATTTTTTATACATATGATGAATTAGATGACGACACCGATTTTTGGGTAGAGTTTCAATCTTATTTTGTTTATGGCAAACTTGATAAAATCGAATTGAAAGAGTTTAAGCTGGATAAAGATCGCAAGATTCAAAATAAGAAATGGGAAGAAGAACACAAGAGACGAGCAAAACATCCATGGAACAGATTCAAGCATTATGCTTCTTATTTGGGATGGAGTTGGTTTTGGAGACACATGAGCAAGGGTTTGTATAAGCTTTCAAACCTAGTTAGTCGAGCACAAATGTTTGTTAACAGATATTTAGCATGAAATACGAAACGTTCGAGACTATTATAAAAAGCCTCCAGCAAACATTAAAAAATTCTCACCAATGTTACAAGCTCGGAGTAGATTTGATGAATTATCAAGAGCCTTATCAATACATTATAGACCTTCTTTTAAAGGAGACATTTACTCCTGAGGGTTATGATTGGATTTCGTGGTTTCTTTATGAAAGAGAAGGATTTAGCGGAACAACTGAAAAAGCTTGGGACAATGATAACAACGAAATTTGTTACGATATTCCCTCTTTGTGGAAAGAAGTAAATTCTATTAATGATAAGAAGCAAACAATATGAAATCAAAACTTATTTTTAATTTACCAGAAGAAAATTATGAGTTTGAACTGGCTTGCAATGGAGGGAAGTACAAGTCAATTCTTTGTGAGCTTGATAATTTTCTTAGATCTAAGTTAAAATACGAGGATATTTCTGATGTAGAATATGAAATTTACGAAAAGACTAGAACTCGCTTGTGGGATTTAATAAATGAAGAAAATTTAGAATTATATTAAAATGAACTCAATCGCAAAAACAGTTAAAAGATCTGAAGATTTATACATCCAATTTTCAGATGAAGAATTAGCAAAATTAGGCCTAAAGCAAGGAGATAAGCTTTCATTAGAAATTGAAAATGATGGAATACTTTTAAAAAAATTTGTTCCGCTAGAAATAAACATTTCAGATTTTTCAAGAGAAGTTTTGGAAATGTTAATAATTGATTCAATTGAAAAGGATTTAACTATAAATGAAGTCATTATAAACATATTGACAGAACAGCTTAAAAACGCATTATAGTATGACATCGACTTTAACTTTTAGTCTGCCAGAAGAACAAAAGTTTCTTAGTGATGCTTTAGAAGGAACGTCTTTAAAAAACGCAGTAAAACAGTTTGATAGTTATCTAATCGATCACATTCAATTACAATCCACGAATCGTACAGAACGAGCAATTTACGAACAAATCAGAAAAGAGCTATATTTAACTCTAAATGACAAAAACATTCAACTTAGATGATAAGCAAACTGACCGAATTTCGTGGGAAGTTTATGCTTTAAAATTAGCACAAGTAGCCTCACTAAGAAGCCCTGATCCATATAAAAAAGTAGGAGCCTGTGCTTTAGACTTTAATAATCGAGTTATTGGATGTTCTTATAATGGTCTTAAATCTGGACTAGAAGCATCAAAAGAATTCTGGTTGGATCGCGATAAGAGAAGACCGTATGTAATTCACGCAGAAACGAATTTGCTTTCCCTTTTTAAAAGAGGCGAATGTAAAATACTGGCATGCACTCTGCTTCCGTGTCGTTGTTGCGCTAATTCTATTGTGGCTCATGACATTAAAAAAATTGTCTACATCGAAAATTACGAACAGGATTCAGAAGCGTTAAACATTTTCAAGTTTAATAACATCGATTTCGAACAAATTTTTATTTAACGCATTGTCCATTAAGTAATACATTAATGAACAATTTTAAATTTTTGTGCACTAGAATTTTTGAATCTAAATTTCGAACTCTTCCTAAGCAACTTTTAAATAATATAAAAGACACAGCTAAATTATATAGAGAAAAGTTTCAATTTTCTTCAGACTCAGACATTCAAAAAAACTCCAATCCCATAAAAAAAGAATCAAGCATTGAATGGTTTTATTCAGCAGTAAAACCAAAAAGATACGCTCCTTTGTGCGAGTTTTCATTTACGGATTTAGAAACAAAAAAGAAAAAGAT